TGTTCATGACTTCTCAATTTATATATGTATAACGTGGACGCAGTGGTTTTGCGATTGATTTTCGCCAGAAAATTCCTTTAACCATTCTTTCCACGAGTAAACGGAGTCGAAACATCAACCCAGGAAAATGTATCGTGGAGCGCAACAATTAGTGGAACAGGGTTCAGCAAGAATACGGATGGTTCTTCAATTACTGCTGCGGCAAATCAAAGTAATAGACGGTCGGGAACTGTTTCCTATACTCAAACGACTTCCGGAAAAACCGCTTCGGTATCGTTAAGTCAGGCTGGTGTTCAATATACTATCACGTATAAGAGTAGTGGTTCGTTTGAGAATACTTATTTCGCATTCAACTCAAATTCTACACCAACCGGAACCCCTATGCAGTATCGTGCTATGTTAGGCGGTGGAGAAGAATTTCAAGAAACTTGGAGTCCTGACCCAGGATATAGCGTGAACAATGTTTCCAAGGGTGGCGCAACTACCAACTTAAAGGCTGGCGACAGGGTATGGATTCGAAAGATGACTGGTATTGGTACAAGTTGGAGCGGTTCAACGACACAGTCGTTTGTGCTCGAAGCAAATAATCAGACAGTCAATTTGAACTAAAATTAGGGACTGGCGGGAATTATCGGGTTATTCACGGACTCCCGCCAGAATCCCTCCTTATTCATTAAAATAATAGACCCAAGCAGTCTCCCTGTCGCAAGCAGCAGTTGCGAAAATCTCCGTATCGCCCACAACCGTATTCTCAAGCATGTCGAGTCCGAACACGGGTCAGTCGTATGCCACTACGATTACCGTTTCGAACGCTCCTACCAAACCAACCGTTTCAGTCTCCATGGCTATGAAGTCTGACGGTGGGACTATAAAATATCAGATGGGCGACGTCGGCAAGTCTGAACCTGTATCGGCTGGAAATAATACATGGACTTTTAAGGTATGGCCAGCCAATTGGTATCAAGCAACAGGTGGTGACGGAGGCGGTCGTCCCGCTTTGGTTCCGGGATATTACTGTCAAGGAACTGTAACTGTACGCTTAAACAGTGGTAACACTGCAACAGTTCAAATTAGTGGTAATGTTTCAACGATATAATGAATTGGGGGAGTCCGGAATCCGGACTCCCTTCCTTATCAAGTTGTTTTGAACCAAAATCCAAGAGAATGATAATTGTTTCCCACACCATTATTCTTTCCGGCTGTACCTGTTGGTTCTGTTTCGCCATAGGCGAATCTTCCTCCAAGAGTATTGAAGAATTGGTCAGCAGTGTACGTTGTACTTTCAACAACAACTGAACGAATTTTCCAAGTTCCATTTGATTGAACTCTCGTTGTATAAGTTCCTCTTCGTGTTCCACCCCCTGAAGACATTCCTCCTCCACCTATCACAATTGAATCAATAATACCTGTACCTGAACCATTGTATAAATCAAGATAAATATTGAAATTTTGCATAGAAAGTCCACCTTTGTTGTTTAAGTACCAAGGATAAGTCCAAGCAGAAGGCTTTTCTGCTGCTTGCGACAGGGAGACTGCTCACAGGTTTCAACAAGAAGAGCGGAGTTTTCGGCTCCGCTCTTCCCTGTCGTCAAACAATAAATCAAAATATGAAACACAACAAAGAGAATTCATTTTCCTCTGATGATAGTAGTATAACGGTCATAGATGGCATCCCAGTTCTTTTCGACAAGTTTGCATTTCTGTGTGAAAGACTTATCGTTGAAAGTGTTGATGTTTTGAAAGACTCCGGCTTTCAGTTCCGGATGCCACATCTTTAGGAAGATACCCTGCTCATTGATGAAGCCTATTTCCTCACCCTTGTAAACTAACTGTGCATATTCTGACGTGGGCATTCCGGCTCCACCCTTTACCGTTACTCGATTTATTTCAATAGGTGCTATCATGATTCCTTTTCTTTAAGTTGTGATTTGATTCGAAGATTGTAGTTATCCCATATCCATTGAGCGTGTTCCTTGACCCAGTTTACTGCATACCTGTGGTCTTGGGGTTCTTTTAGTCTCAAATAAACAGGTTTGGGGTCGCATATCAGTATTATACGAGTGTTCCCCTCAACCGAGCCTATACGCTCGCCCTGATAGTAAATTGACGAGGTTTGAACGTCACCACCCGCACGTGCCAACTTTGACGGCTTCGGGTTCTTCTTTGATGTGAATTTTATCTTCTTTGCCATAGTCCTAACTTATTAATCGATGTACGATAAATATCTTTTGCAATCAGATTTAAGAACTTTCTTATTCAAACAGTATGTTCCATTGTAACGGTTCAACGGGAGTAGCCCACCAGATGCTATCTTGAAGTCGAGGTCAGATAGAGGCTCGTTGAATGTTCCGTTGACAACGCAGTAAAGTTCAGGGTTACAACAGTCATCAGATGTAGCATTACGAACTTGGTATCTTTTATTACAGATAAACATAACATTTGATTCGTCATTGCATACTGTTAAGTAGTATTCTTTTCCGTCTAATTTTGAAATAACCTTTTTCATATTTCTTGGTGTTTTAAGTTTGACAGTACAAAGATAATGGGAAGAAATGAGATTACAAAGAAAATCCCGGAATTTCTTCCGGGATTCTCAAAGATTTAACAGAATATCATACTATTTGGACATTCTAACAGCCAATGTTCCGTTGAAGTATAGTTCAACTTTCATAGTTGATGGTTCATTTGGAAGTTCGATTTTCCAATTTTCAAGGATGTTAGGAATCCAAACAAGACCATCCTTTGAAAAGGTATCATCTCCTAAGGATTCTCCAATACTAAACTCATCAAAATACTTTGCCGTGACGCTTGTAATTACGGAGAATGGATCGAATACCTTTAATTCGAAATGAGTGTCCTGCCATTGAAGAGGGATAACAAATATCCCGTTCTCAACTTTGTAACCAGAATTGGCGGAGCCTTCAAAATTACACAGGTTGGATAAGATGTGGTAAACGAAAGCAGGGTCTTGGATAGCAGTTACGGCTCTACTCAGACCCCCCCTGTGGCGGAGAAATTGATGGTTGTAGAACGTTCTTTTGCAAGAAGATTAGGGTCAGCAACGGCACTTACTGAAGCCGTACCCACCCCCCCAGACTCGGGAGTGATAGTAAGAAAATCTTTCTTCATAATTTTACTTTTAATGATTGAAACGAAATTATTTATGCTATTGACGTCAATTATAGCCGATTTAGGAAGTTATAAGTATGCCCCGAACAAATTGTCCGGAGCACACCTTTGATTGCCGTGTAGAGCCTTATAAGATGACCGCAAGGCTTGATACCACGTCATCGAAGTAATCCATTTGTGTGATACTTGCTTTATCACCGAAATACTTCTTGAGTTTCTGAGCCACATACGCACCAGCCGGAATCATCATGATGGGCGAAGTGATGCGTTCAGGGTAACGAACGACACACGTATATTCACGACCCTCCTCTTCGTTGACCGTATAGGAAACAAGGAAGTGAGGAGTAGCGAGGTCGGCTGGCTTCATACTCTGGTCAAGAATGTGAGCCGTCGCTAATTTCTCACCGTTCAAGAAAGACAGGTACTCCCAATAGAGAGGCTCAATCTCACAATTCCCTTTGATGAACTTCTGAGCCAACGCCATAAGATATTTCACGGCTTCTTTGTTGCTCAATCCTACCGGAATGATGAATTCGTTTATGTACAGGAACGGTTCTTCACGCTTGTCATTTCTGTCGAGCGGATATACTGTACAGGCTATGCGAGCCAGACCAAGTTCCTTCGGGTCAGTATCGTCTTTTACGACACGATATCCCGGAATAGGACAGTCGATGAATTCACGGGTGTCCTCAGGATTGTCCGGACTGTCAAGTTCACCGACTGCGCTCAATACCTGTTCACCACGAACCAGAGCCGGAACCCAAGCGGTGCGGTCTTCGTTCTCATCGCTGATGCGAGCCCAAATCATTTTCTCCTCAGGAAGTTTTTCCTCGGAGTCAGGCTGAAACAGGTTTCCTTCCGGAGTCTTGACGTACTGTTCAATCTCCTTGTCGGTCATACCCTGTGGGTCAAGTTCATGAACCAGAGTGATTCCTAACAGTTCCCAGCCCATACCGTCCTTTTCCTTATTCATGGCTGCTTTGAAATCGCCAATCAGATTGTCGGTGAGAAGTGCTGGTGCGGGCAAAAGGTAGGATTTTTGAATGATGCGTCGACCGAATTGTCCAACCTTTCCGAACTTGCCTTCATAAATGTAAATCTTCTTCCCGTCAAGAGACTGAGGTTCATAAGGCTGTGCACTCTTCTTGCTGAGTTTCTTCGAACGGCAAGCCTCGCATTCAGCATCGCAAGCGGTTGAGGTGAAGCAATAGTTCGGATACTTGCCGGAGGTTGATATCGCATGAAGAGGTGTGCCCTTTACCTTGCCAACTTCAAGATACGATACGCAGAGGTCATACATTGTATCAGCATCGATTTCTTCTGTTATACTAACAGGCATTTTGAATTCTTGAATCTTTCCGTCAGAGTCGGAATAGATGAAATTATAAACTACTTTCATAAGTCTGAATTATTTAGGTGATTAAATTTGAATTGTGTAAACGGGTGTATCGAACATCGATATCTTTCCCGGAACCAACTTCTTCTGTTTTGCATCAGGAGCCTGAAACATTACAGGGGTTGCGTGGTGTTCCGGCACATGCTTGAAACGTTCGAAGTACAGTTCAATCGCATTCAGAACGGTGATGGCGGATACCTGTGCCATCTCGGCTTCTTCTTTTGTTCCGTATAAGGAGGAGTAAAGCCTTTCGCCTGTAACTAATAGAATGGAGAAGCGAAACTTCCCCTTGGGGTTCGTAAGAGCGTTCACTTCGCTCACCTCTTTAATGTTCTCAACTCGGTAGGCTTTCTGAACCTCTACGAGTGATTCCTTTGAAGGACTGTCCTGTGGGGGAGTAATCCATGATTTGATGAATATCAACATATCTTTCGATTTAAAATGAATGTACTGAATAAACGCTATTCGACTGGACTTCCATTGGAAATCTCATAAATCGCTCCGTCCACCTGTTTGTAACAGTCAAGATTCTCAGTTACCTGTACCAACGGACACGGCTTATCATTGAAACAAATGGATTTTGTTGACCAATCCGCAAGGTTTCGAATGAAAATGTAGGCGACCATATCCTTTGAAACATACCACTGAATCTTACAAGTAAACTCTTCAAAGTGACGGAAGAAGTGATACCATGTAACGATGTTCCAGAACAGTTCCTCAAGCCCAGCATCTTTGAAAGATACGTATTGAGCAGCAAAGAGGAGGTGGCTGTAATACCACCTCAGGAACCATCCTAATTTATTCCTCTTCTTTATCATGTTTCAGTGCCTCCTTTAAGTTAGGTTTCAGCGTCGCACGGATATTTTCGATAGTGTCACACAGATTCGAAGCAGGTTTCTTTGCGTCATCACGCTTTTCATTCCAGTCGGCTGTTATAACATCCATATAGATGAGATATGCTTCGGGGAATTCGTTCTTCAGACGCTCCGGAGTGAAACGGGTTGTTTCCATCATACACTTCAGACGCTTCTCCATGAAGTAACGGTCTCGCTCAAGAAGGAGATGTTCCTTGATTTGCTGAACAATAGGGTTATCCTCAGGAAGTTTCTTTGCGATATCTTCAACCTTTTCGTCAGCAATAGGAAGTTCCTGAGTGAACTTGAGGTGAATGTAAAAACCTCTACTTCCCCAATCTTCAGGAAAGAACGTCTTCGGGAGGTTGTAAGATGACAGCGATGGTTCATTACAACGAATGAAGAACTTCTTATGTGCCTTGAAACACTTCAATACATCGTCCGGAGTTTTTCCGATAATGTACTTTTCGAACAGTTCATTCAACTTCGCCAGTGACGAGTCCATCTGTTCTTTGTAATTGAGGTTTGCCAGCCGTGTGGCAACCGTCATACGGGTGTCTTTATCAATAATTGCCATGTCTATTGCTTTTTAGGATTCATGTGAATAATCTTTTCTTTCGGTTGAGGAGCCTGTTCTGGCTCGTGAGGTACTTCCCACAGCATAGGCACATAGGTGAACTGCTCCTGTGGTTCAGGGTTCGCTTCCATAAGGAATACCACTTTGTCGGTTGCTTCGCTCTCTGTAAGGTTCTGTAAGGGATTATCGTCCTTATCCTTTACAACTTCACCATCCGACAGGCGAATGACCTTAAATAGAGGCTCAGGGAGTTCCATGTTGGTGAACTCTGTAACGTCAAGATAATCACACCCGAAGTTCTCAGCCGTCTTGAGGTCGCTGTCGCTGAACTGTCCTTCCAGACCAGAGGCATCCCCTATCATAAGGCAGTCTTCCTTGGCGATTGTGATACCTGTATTGTGAGTGAACTCAGCCAGCATGTCCTCAAGCATTCCCGGATTGGGTTTACGTTTCGGATGCTTCTTGTCATTGTAGGGACAGAACTGTCCGGCAACAAGCGTATTCAAACCGATGTACGATTGAAGGCACGCAATGACGTAGATGAATTTCGGTTGGAACATAGCGGGATGAACGTGTCCCAGTTCAATTCCACCCTGATTAGATACGATGAGAACAGCCTGTGGATGAAGTTTCTTGAGTTGCGCAAAAACCTCCATTTTCAGTTCCATGTCCCAGACTCCTTCCGGAAAGGTTTTCCCGGAGACGGTATCAATAAGCGTACCGTCCATGTCGATGAAGATGACTTTCTTCTTTGTAATGTCCATAATCTTTTGTTTAAAATGTTTGATAATTATACGTGGAATCCGAGGAGTTCGATTAGAACTCCACGAATATTAACCTTGCTTTTCTTCCTGTCCTTGCGGATTTGCTTCTCGCTCCTGCCATGTCTCGAACCACCCTTTCCAAACCGTACAGGCTCGCACCATTCAATGTTAGGAATCTCAGGTCGTGGCTGAATAGTGTACACTCTGTCTTCGAATTGAGGAATGTCAGTAGGAGAGAAATCCTTGTCAAGTTCCACAATCTCAACATTCGCTTCCTCAGCCATCCTAAGAACCTCCGAAGGGAGTGCCCCTGTTCCGGCTCCGATGATACCTATCTTAGTCATGCTCTATACTTATTACAACTCCATTCAGCATATCACTTACCACTAAATCCCCTCCCACAATTTTGTCTGAGAGTTTATTACGTGACAGCGTCAAGCCTCTCTTAAATGCAAGCGAGCGGATACGTTCACACATCTTTCGGGGAATTGTATTATCCTTAGAATTGACTATCGTTATAAGAACCCAAAAGAAGTCCCCGTGGTCTGTCGCTGAAATTGAATATTCAGTCCCGTCATCAAGATAGGCTCTTGAGTATTGATACTCCTTTCCACTGTATTCAGAAGTAGCAACACGAGTTTCAAGACCTTCCTTCTGAGCCAGTTCCCTGATTGACACTTCCAAATCCTTTGGATGAAGAGCGTTCAATCTGTTCTGATACTTGGTGATAGAACTCACTGACAGTTCTATGAGTGTGTCATGGTTGACACGTGTGCCGCACCCTGTAAGTAGAAGTGCGAACACGGCTGTAATAATCATCAATCTTTTCATATCCGATATATTTCTTCGTTTAACATTTGTCTATCAAAGGGGTTGGCGTCAATCTTGACATTCTGCCTGTCAAACTGTCGTAGGAAAGCAGAAATCTCCCTAATGCTTCTTTGGTCGAGGTCAACGAATTTAATATAGTCCGTCTTTCCACCCTGTAAGGACACGACAGCCCATGAGCCTGAATGATGATGAACATCGACCGAAACATCAATGTTCCCCAGGAGTTTTCTGATACGTTCAGCACGAACCTCAGCCAAAGAGGTCGCACATTTCTGGCGATGAATTAACCCTTCCAAATCCCTTTCCAACGCTTTCATCCTTTGAAAATCTTCCTTGAATAAGTATAGGAACAGTTTCCTCAATAGTTTCTTCATGATTCTTTCTTGGTTTTATTGTTTACACCGTACCCAAACAGAGCATAATCACATTTACAGGGGTCTAACGGATAGACATTACGGCAATTCGTAGTAAGTTCAAGCACTGTATTCATGCTATCACCTTTGCCCGTTATGAGACCCAATTGACGACCAACGGTTGCGACGTGAGTGTCAAGCGGAATGAGTAGGGATGGCTGGGGAATAAAACTCCAGATACCTAAATCCACAGGACTGTTTCGACGGCACATCCATCGTAGGAACATATTCAACCGCTTACAGGCAGACTTCGAATCCTGGGGGATACCTTTCACTCCAGGGAACAGGCTTATCAGTGCATCGAGATAATCTGTGGCTCCCATCGTACGAGTATAGTTCTTCGACAGAGCCTCTTCCATATCTTCGTTGTTATCGTAAATCTCCTTGAGCGCACGACACAGGTCAGCGAAGTCCTTTTCCTTGAAGAAACGGTACAGAGGTTCCTCCGAGTCAATGTACTTTCGCCAACCCATGTTCTTGATATACATATAGGGAGTCAGACGTTCCATCTCCTTACATAGTTTCTCACAGGTAGAGAGGATGGCTTTCCTGTTCCCATACGCTAACCAAGCAGCGATGAAGCCTACTATCTCCTGAGAACACTTGTATCCGAACCGTCTGGGGAACTGTACAGGGTCGTCAGTAATGAATTCAGGCTTCTCGTACTGCTCAGCCAGTTTCATGACCTGATGTCTTAATTTGTCGCTGATTGCTATCATACCTTGTTAGTTTCTTCGATTTTACACAGGAACGTGGCGGTCTTGAACTCGTCACCGTCCATAAAGTATTCAGCCATTTCATCAAGAACGTCCTTATAGGAAGTTATCTTGAAGTCCGCTGCCTTCTGAGGAGTCATCTTTTCGAAGACCTTTGCCCAATCACGACGAAGAACCCACGTGTCGCTCTTCTCATTCTGTACTATCAAGCGAGCCTCGGACTCAGGAATCCTTCTGAACCCTATCAGATAACCCTCGCGGAACGTGTACTGTCGTTTCTCTTTTCCGAATACGACATTCGTGTGGGAGCCGTACTTCAACATCTTCTTGGTGTCAATAACACCGAACCAACGATGAATGAAATCCACGTGAACAAAGATATCCTTCGGACCATTCTCGTACTTGATTTGAGGAGATACATACTCCAACTGCTTTACATTTCTATCCATAACTATCTATATTTAATTGGTTTCATCCTCAGCCAAAGCCTTGAGGCACTCTTCGTGAGCCTCACGACAGGAAGCGTCCATGATATATTCCATGTTTTCGTACTCCGGACATTCTCGAGTCGCTGTACCTGTTACATCAACGTAAAGTGTCCCGTCCTCATCGCATTCGACAATGAACCATCCGTCATTATACATAACATAACCATCCTCGTAGATAGTTTGGATGAGTGTACGTCCATCTTTCATTGATGAAGAAGCCAATTCATAAGGGTCTGTGATTGAACCCTGTTCGGCTTGATTGATACGAGCCATAGCCACGAGGCAAACCTTTGCTAACTGTCGACGGTCTTTAATGTTATCAACATAGCGGTGAGTCCCTACTGGCTTGCTGAAGTCTAAATTTTTGTAGTATCTTGAACCTTTCATGACGTAACTTGTTTGATTTGACTGAGCAAATATACGTCCATTTATCGAATATCCAAGGAGTTCATCCGGAAAATCTTCATTATTTCTTCCGATTTTTCCTCAATTCGGCTCTGCGTTCTCTTCTACGAGCCTTCCCGTCCTGAATTTTTAGGGAAGATGAGCCTGCTATTCTGTACACCTTGGATTGAGTCTTACTGATTACGTGTTCACAGAATCCCGACAGGGTGACTGTGCTATCCTTATCCATTCTTGCGTTCATATTAGACGATTTAAGCGATTATAACTATACGGGGAATAAAATGTACCAGCCAACAGGGGTAAATCTCGTAGAGCGACCGCCAGTGGCTTCTATGAATAAGGAAAGAGGCAACCCGTTACAGGCAACCTCTTTCCAATCATGACTAAAACAAAAATCACATCCTCACGGACTTATTTCTTTTTACCTTTCTTCGGTTCAACAACCACTTTCACGGTCTTAGAAGCCTTGAAAGCAAGTGTGTGAGACTCGGGAACGTTCATAGGTTTCTGAGTCAACGGGTTCGTGCCTGTTTTAGCAGGGTTGACTTTCTGTTTGAACTTTCCGAAAGGTAGGCTGATTTCGTCACCGTCCTCAACACAGGTCTTGACAATCACCGGATTCAGTGCGTCGATTACTTTCTCGGTGTCTCTCTGGCTCATACCAGCCTCTTTGGCAACTGCTGCCACGAATTCTGACTTTCTCATTTCTTTTTTAAAATTTAGTGAATAAATGTTTCTATTTCAAACGTGTTATAATAACGTCGTTTTTCGGTTGATAGTTTTTATCAATCCCTTTGGACTCCCGAATTATCGGCAGTCCTGATTGAATACAGCGGATAAATTCTTCCCGTTTGCGCCCACCATTCCAAGGAAGCGATATGCGAGATTGATTAGGAATGCTCGGTCTTTGTTGCGCTGATACGCTATCTTCTTACGAATGACAGACATCACCTTTGCGAACTTGATTCCGCTGTCGAGTGTAACATACTCGTGAATGAACTCACTCACCACCCATACGTTGATGATGACGTCTCCCCACTGAAAGAGATACGGCTTATGCTTCCATGTCACTTTGTCCATACGACGTTCAGCGTTGGAGAGATAATCCTCCTGCTCCTTCATCTGATACATCGATTGTTTCTGAGAGTCCGACAGTAACTTGAAGATACTCTATTCCTGTTCGGGTGTACATTTGACCTCCATGTCGATGTCATGAGGTTCAGCCGTTTCCATACCCAACTCGTGAAGAGCGAGTGAACCTACAATTAGGAAGTCCATACCGTGTGCGTCAAGCACTGATTTACGAAAGCCGTCCAGGGCTGTTTTAATTCTTGTTTCCATACGAAATTATTTGTTGATGTTAAAGATACGTGATTTCTCCGGAATCAGGTTACAGTCCTCGAGACTGAATTATCGCTTTAAGACGACTGCTATATCCCTTCTTCTCCGCATAAACTCTGTCTAAATAGACGAAATATTCGTCCTTTGTGAGCCGTCGGGCAAATGTACTCTGCCATATAGCATAGTCGGCTATACACTCCCGCCACGAATTGAAACGGGCATGACCTAACATAGTTCCAACAGCCAGAGTGGGACGGCTTCCGGGAACTTTCATTCCCAGACAGTTGTGTCCCTCTACAAACAGTTTAGAAGTAAAGCCTCCGGACTCCTCAATACATTGTGCCATGACGATGTCCGGATGGTCAATCCTCAACTTGAAGATATAATCATACACCTCGTCAAAGAGCGTTTCAGGTGCAAGCTCCACAGCCTGTTCTTCAGCATACTCACAGCCAAACGCTGGCTGAGATGGTACAGGTTCTGTCGTACCACACGACCGTATCACAAGAATGATTAGAATTGACAGCAAAAGAACCGCAAGCCCACGCCACATTCTTTTGAGATACTTCTGTTTAGGCAGATTTCCGCCTGGATAGATTGTTTCTGTTTCCAGCATAACTTCTCATTTTGGTTTATAATAATAGAAAAAAACTCCTATCATGAGAAGAGCCAAGATACAGCCTAACAACGTCGCACCCACGCACATCACAAAGGTAATGACAAGAGCATTCTTCACTCTTCCCCTGTAATACGAGCGACACGCTTGACAGGCTGCTGGATTTGTACAGTAACATTTACGACATCTTCTCATGATGGTATTCTTTTTATAGTGTGACCATATTCACCCCAGATTGTCTCAAGGACTTTCAGAGCGAACTGTTCTTGTAATTTCTTCTCTTTCTCGATATCCGTTGACAGCCTGTACTGCTCGCGATGTTGTTCATTCCATCCAAGCGTGTCAGCAAAGACCTCGAACGCTGGTTCGGTGAAATAGGAACAGACACTCACATGACGACCAAACCTTGTATCGTCAGCCACTATAATCTCCCAACAGTATTTGTCAGACACACGTTGATACTCAGCAGCGTCGCCAAGTGAGCCTTCCCCAAGTTTCGGGAGGACGTGTATCTGACGAGTATGTCCGGGAGTGAATACTTCCTGAAGTTTTAACAGGTAGTTTCCCGATGACTTCATAGGCACATCAAACTGTTCAATCGCCTTCTGAATGTTTCTCCATGTTCTGTAACACAGACCGTTCATATTCACCATCATAATCAATTTTCCTTTCTATTAATCGAGTTCGTTTATAACTAAATCCTCAGGGTCAAATAATGACGGATATTCATCCATACCCTGTTTGACATCAAACGTGAAGTCCAACTCATACGTCTCATCGATGACACAGAACTGCTGAGCGATTTCACTCCATCTGATGACATTCTTCGGCAACCACGCCACTCCCAACTCTTTATTCATCACTCGCCAAGCCTTATCCGTACAGTGAGTGACGGCAGCAGTACGCATACGTCCTTCGTGTAGGAAGCGCACAAGACCGCTTCTGAAAGTGTACCTGCGCATATAAGGTCTTTCGGGTGGTAGTTGTGGGGTGATAGAAGCCTCTTTTGGCGTCTCTACGACCGTTTCAGTAGGAAGGTCTGATAAGTGTCCGCGAAGGGATACATCCCCCCCCTCAAGAAACTCTATTGAGTCGTAGATTACTTGTTTGACAGTGCCGTCACTGAACGTAACGGTCACTGGCTTATTATTCTGATTGATTTCCATATCGGGAAGTGTCCTCTTCGTTCATGACTTCGCTTGTCTGAGATAAATACCTTCTCCCTGCGGGAGTTTCCCATGCTCTCTGATATAGTTGTCTCGATGCTTTATGCAAAGGTCGCTACGACAAGCGCAGACCGACCCCTCGAAGCAACACGGGTAACAAGATGGGTTCTTCTGACCCAAGCGTATTTCGTACCCATCCTCTGTGGTGATTAGTTTGCCCATGATATATTGGATTAATTATTCACGATGTCTATATTCGAAATAACGTAGTGCTCCCAGTATCAGAAGCACTACGAATGTCAGGATTTCCTTCATGACTGAGCCTTATTTAGTTCCCAGAGCCTTGTTAGCACGCTCGATTTTACGCTTGAGGGAAGCGATACGGTGGCGGATAGCCTTGGCGTCTTCCTTTGACAGTTTAGCGAACTCCTCAGCATTAGCAACCAAAGCCTCTTTCTCAGCAAGTTCAGCGGAGTAGGTAGAGAGGCGAGCCTCAGCGTCACCAACACGGGGAGCAGACTTCTTTTCGCCCTCTACAGAGGCTTTCTTTTCCTTCTTGGGAGCCTTGTCAGCCTTTGCCTTCTTATTGGCTTTAGAGGCTTCTTTGACTTCCTCTTCGCTCTTTAACGGCTGGGCT